TCCGGTGGGCGGTTCTGCACCCGGCGGAGGACCGGCGGCGGGCGGCTTCTCGGTTGTTGCCGGCACGGTTGGTTTAACCTCGGCAACGTCAGGCACATATATTTTGCCGTTCTGCTCAATATATTCCGCCGGGATAGTTTCGCCCTCTTTAATTACGCGGTACGGCACGTTCTCAGTCTTGACAAGATTGCCCTCCGCGTCTTTTGAAATACCTTCGCCAAATACCTGGCCGATCGCGGGCTTAGTTTCAGGAACGACGATGTTATCTGGAACAACAACTGATTCAACGGCCTTTGCTACTCGGTTTTCGGCAGTCTTGATAATATCATCCGCGGCTTTCCCTGTTTCCTTTGCTGCGAGTTCTGCGGCCTCGACTACCGTCTTTCTCTCCGCGCCTTTGATTATCTTGACCGCAACTTCTCCCTCGGCTATTGCCTCGCCACCCGTAATCCAAATCAGTGGATTAGACCACTCGGCAATAAAGTGTTGCAATTTAATATCGGAGTTTGCCATCAGCGATGCTGCGCCAGCGCCTATGCCGACACGCATTGCCGGTGTAGCGCCACCCGTAGCCTCTTTAAGTGTCTTTTCCTGCCATTCATCATACGGAACATCCCGCCAGCCGGAAGACACGCCACGTTCCCAAATGTTTTGCACGACTTCAAACATTCGCATGGAACCGGTCGGATCGCTCATATCTCTTGCAAGTGCGAGCCCAAGATTTTTAAGGGCGTCCGGCTTTGAAGGGTCATTGATGAACTGCGTCGCTGCCTGGATGAACGTTGGGTTGTCCTGATACACCTTACCGACAGAATCAATCATGTCCTGCAATATCATCGGCATCGGTTGTTTGGTATCCACCGGCTGTTTTTGTCTCTGCGCAACCTCAATATATTGGTCGATCACCCCTTCTTTAGTATGTCCGGGGTATGCCTTTTCAAGTAAAACTTTCGTCACCGGATTTTCACCGATGCTTTGGAGTAACTGATCTACGACTTCCGGCTGATTCCTGACTTCCTTCTTGAACTGATCGACCATCTGCGGTGTTATGGCTTCCCCAAACTGCCGCACCAGGTCAGGATTATCCATTATTTCCTGTGCCTTATAGGTTTGTCCTTCGGGTGTTTTATACGACCATGCACCATTAAATTCCCTGTTCGTAGCCCATCCATTTGGCATTATCAATTCATTGGGATTTTGTGGATTTACAGTCATGCCCGTTGATAAAATTCTTTCGTTCAAAGAGGCAGCGTAAGTGGCGCGAGATTCGTCAATCCTGGTTTGTATAACATCCGGCGATTCAAGACGGCCGGCATGTCGCTTAACCCTATCAGCGTAAATAGCGCCAACACCCCTGAGTTGGTCCGCCTTGATTTCATCAAGACCAGCAGCGGTGCGACGTTCATTTTCTGTATCTAAAATCTCTGCGAGTTTAGTCGCATCTTCGTCATATCTTAATGATCTGTTCTGCTGCATTTGCCAGTATTGGTAAGACTGCCTTTCAGGGGTATCAAGCGTCTTCTCATTCTCAACAAGAGTTTTATACCGGGCAACGTCCATGGTGCCTTCTCCGCCGAGGGGCGTGCCGCCTGTCGGCAGATAACCACGATTATCTGTAATAAAGCGCAGAAGGTCAGCCATTTCCTGTTCGGAAGTTGTTTTAACCACCAGCCCACCGAGTTTAATATCAAGTGGATTATCCGTCACCATGTCCTTTGTGACAATGTTCAAAGATGGTTCCATAGTGGCGTTGTACTTTTCATTAGTGGTGGCTACTTTCATCCACAAGTTGCGTAGGTTGTTTTCGATGTCCGTCTGCTGCTGTTGATCGGCCAAAAACTGCTGACTGGCAGCGGTTCCGGGAATATATTTTTGCCTTTCAAGGTCAACTTGCGAGGTCTTCTGCTCCTGCGCGATGGCAGTGTTCTGCTGATCCGTTATCGCCTGCTGGTCTGCGGCGGCCTTAATATCCGCCTGCGCCTTCTCATCGGCAATTCGTTTTTCTTCAGCGGCCTTCGCTTCTGCCGCCTTCTGGTCTTCAATCTCCTTTGCGGCCACATGCGCATCGGCTACCGCCTGTGTCACCATATCTCCATGCACAGGGCAGACGACGAGGGTTTTTTTTGTCGCATCAATCTTTTCCCCTTCTCCTATGGGTTGAACTATCGGATCATTGGGAGCGGCCGTACCCTGAGGTTGATCTTGCTGAAACCAGGTGCTTGGGTTAAACAAATCGAATGGCATTATTTAACTCCGGGTTTCTTTAGGAAAGCGTAGTTTTTACGCGGCGCCTTCCCTTCGTTTGCTATCGAAGCGCCAATGTTTTCGGGTGTCGCCTCTATCTGCTTCGGCGCTTGTTCTGTCGGTATCATCCCGGCCGGCGGCAAAGTAGCCTGTGAAGCCAACATGCGCAACAGCGGCAATACGCCTTCTTCTTTTTCAGGCGCGAGTTTACCGACAACCATATCGAGAATATCTTTGCCTGTTATCTGATTCTTCATTTTGCCCCCTTGCCTAAGTTATTAGGCCGCGACTGGGTAGTTAAGTCCTGCTGGCCGGTCGCCGCCCGCCGCGCCGCGGCCTGCTCGTCAATGGACCCGCCACCACCACCACCGAGAAGCGCCGGCTGCGAAGCCGGGTTAGGAACCTGGTTAAGCGCCCCCTGATCAAGATCAAACTGTTTTTCCAGTGCGCTTTTTATAATCAGATCCCGCCCATAGTTCTTTTGTTTTTCCGTCAGATCATCCTTGTCGGCCATTATCGCATCGTAGACCTCAACGGCTGGTATCATCTTGTAAAGGCGTTCTTTCTTGGCCTGTCTGAGTAGATTAACAGGATCATTCTCTCTCATAACGTTCGTCATAAGATATTCGTCGGGATACCCGAGTTCCTTATAAACCCTGGCCTGCTGCGCGAGTGCAAGTTGTTTCTGTGAAGATGTAGAACTATGGCTGACCTCAACAGTGAACTTCTGTTTATAGAGATCACGATCTTTGATCTCAATAGCATCGTCATCGCTCACTATAGTCTGGTAACATTTGCCGGCAAGTTGCCGCTGTATCGAGCGCATAATGCCCTGATAATGCCTGTTCTTGGCCCTCTTGTTTGGATCGAGTATCTTCTGCACATTATCTTCTATGCCGAAATACAGAGAGGCAGACATACGGTCCGGGACGTTGCCATAACTCGTATCGGGGAACGTGGCCTTCTGCCAGTGGACGACGATCTGCTGATAAATGGCTTGCTGTGCCGCTGTGACCTCGGGGGTCGGCACATTCTCAATTTTATCGTTTAACCCCATCGGCAGAATAAAGCTATTGCCAAAATACTCATCGGGGTCGCCAATATCCAACCCCCAGCCGGCCTCAGTCTTTACCACAAGAGGCGCGAAGAACTGGCGGTCAGCCAGCGAAGCCCAGGTAGACATCGCGTGGTTGATGGCCGGCGCCAGGTCTACTACAGGGTCAAAAATATTCGGGTAACTCCGGGCGATATCCAGCGTGTTATCATTCCCGCTCGTCATGGTTTTGGCAAGTTTGGTAACGCGAGTAACGACGGCCGGGCAGAACCTGAGGCCATGGTCCACATGTTGTAAAATATCGCCGGTCCCTGTAATTGTCGATAATTGCCCGAGGTAAACATCGTAAACCTTGTCATCCCAATAGATATATAAATCTACCTGCTTGGCGTAAACCTCGATCTTTTTCTTGAATATTTCCTCCGCCTCGCCTTTATCCATGCGCACCATGTAAGCAAAGCGTTTGACACCACGTTCCCCGAGTTCCCACAACGTCCAGCGGGAAGATGTCGGCATGATGTCGATGAAATACTTGTTTGCATCCGTTGTATCCTGATTCACAATCGGCAGGGAGCAAATGGCGCCACGGAAGCCGGCCTCAAAATCCATACACGCGCCCAGCGGGCCGTACTGTTTCGCCTCATTGCGCTCATCGGCCAATCCGAACCACAATTTGAAGTCTTCCTCGACTTTATGTTGATAGGATTCATCAATAGCAGTGACCTCTATCTTTCGTTTATCCGCTGCCATCAGTGCCAGGTAAGTATCCCCAAATATCATCGGATCGTTCATTGTAATATTCGTGACACCTTTAGCGGCTTTGCCCGTTTTCAAGTTTTTCAAGGCATACGCTTTGAGCCAGTATAGATCCATCGCGTCATCCTGTTTTGTATGTAAGGCCTGGAATAAACTATTCCAATCTCTGAAATTAATATCCATAACTTGCCCTCACTGGTTTTAATACGATTTTTGTAATTCCCGGGCTGAATTCCGACAATATGTACCTTTCGGCGTCCATCAGGTGATAGCGCTGTTTGTTTTCAATATCCCCGGTCGTATGGTTTTCGTTATCTAATTTATAGCTATAAGACTGTTTTTCCCGCAGATATTCATATAGGTCGGATGCCACGAACAGCGTGTTTGTTTTATGTAGTGCATAAACGCGCTGGATTCCAATTTCAACAGGTTGGACGGACGGCATTTGCACCGGCCAGCCGGCCTTTGTGAAATCGCCACGCCAGCCGTCGTCGCCTTTGTCTCCTTTGCCACCACAGCATTTAATGACCTGCCAGTTTTTCGACAGTTGCCTTAGTGCTTCGGCGTTTTGTTGCGTCGTCAAACCTTTGGTCAGATATTCACGGTCGGCGAATTTAAAACCTGTCGCCGGGTCTATGGCGTAGAACATGGCGGCCGTGTCATTGCCAAAGTCCATTCCACAGTAGCGCGGCCAGGTATCCAGGACCGGCCACTTGTTACGCGACAGCAGACATACATCGGTGTTAAAGGCGTCATATATCAGGCCGACCGCATTTGCGAATTCACCCATATAGAGTAGGCTAAATTTCCAGTCGGCCATGGATGCCCTCGCACTCTCAAATTCCTCTATTGAAAATTTGGGATTGACCGTTGAGGGGAACTGGAATATATCGATTCCCTGCCCGATCTCATCAGATCCCGGGTGATCTTTTTCCCGCTTCCAGTGGTCATAGAAATCCGTCTTCAGCCAGCCGCCGCCGGTATAGAGCGTCGTTATCAGCAGGGCCCGGCCACGGTTCAAGGACAGGCGGCGCCGCACCGCCTCCCAGGCCTCGCGCTTGAACTGGACCTGCCCGCACTCATCGAGGACCGCCGCCTTCGCCGTCGCTGATTCCATGGATTCCGGATTCTCCGCAGAGCAGAAGATAATGCGTCCCTTTGCGCCGTTATATTCAAAATAGATGACTTTTTCGCCCTTGTTGAGCTTGCCGATCTTCAGGATGTCTTCATACACCTCGACAAAGGACGGCAACAGTTTCAGATTCATCAGCGGGTACGTCGCCGTCACCACCAGGTAGTCGTTCAGCTCGTCCTTTCGCGCCGTCTCTTTGATACGGTCGAACAGCCACCAGGGAGCGTACGAGGTCTTGCCTCCCTGGGTCCCGGCGAACAGACACACCCACCGCTTTATGCTGCGGTCCACTTCCTGCTGCGCCTCGTTCAAAGACAGGTGCAGGGCGCCGGCGGGGTCGAACCAGACCAGTTCTTTATTCTTCGTCGCTGTCACCATCTCTACCTACTGGAAGTTCTTTCACTTCCGGCGCATCGACAATTTCCGTATGTTCGCCGTTCGCGCCATAGTGCTTAATGATCGTTGTAATCGTCCGAGATTCGGTCTTCTTCACCTCCACCTTGCTCGACCAGCGGGCCTTATCATCCGCCTCCAGTACCATGTGCGAGGCAACCGCGTTCGCCTGCCCCATCCCGGACACCTTCCCTGTCTTGATTTTGCCCGTACCGTAATCGGTCAAAAATTCCTCAGCCTTCACCGCGCCGATCCGCCCAATGATTCTCCGCGCCTTATCGAATGCCGCCTTGAACTCCGGGCATTCCTCAACCCATTGCCCGACAATCGCTTCGGCCACCTCATCCGTCGTCCCTTCCGGCAACCCGTTGTTTTTCAACCATCGACACGCCGTCGCAAACTTCTGCACCTTCAAAAACTGATCCAAAAACACCTGTTGCAATTCCACCCGCTTCACTTCGTCCAACTCCATCACACTCACTCGCACACTCGCGGCAACACATTTTTTACTCATTACTTAGATTCCTGCAACTGCGAAATTTGAAGCCGCAATAAACGAACTTCCTTTTGCAATTCTTGAACCGCAGCATCCCGACCATCAAGAAGCCCCTGTTGATATCCGTCTTTGTATCCCTTGTTGTGATTTACAGAATGTTGTCCACGTGTTGCGAGTTCCAAGTTTTCAATTCGGTTATCAGTCTTAATTCCGTTTTTGTGATGCACAACTTCCCAATCATGGAGTAGCCGCCCCAGGTGCTTCGCCATTATCAACCTGTGTTCGCGCACATAATTCCCTGTTCCACGCATCGGGTAAAAGAAATCATCAGGGGCGAGCCACACCACACAATACCCGTCATATTTTGGCCGTCCACCTTGCCAATTACCCGCTAATTCACCTTTACGGCACGATCCGCAAGTTGGTTTCAGTGGCCTCTCATGAACGAATTGTACCCAACGTTCCTTGCCACAACGTTCACAGGCAGCCCATACAAACTTCGGGTCTGAGTTACCCCCACTGTACCCAAGTTCGCTGGCCTTTTTGATCTCACCTACTGCTGGCTTATTTACCATTTCTCAAAACGCCTTTTCTTTTTCAAAAATTCACGGCTACGAATCACTGTATAGGGGCAACCGCTGGGGTGCTACCCCCCCTACCCCCATACGTTCCCATATTTCACGATCCCGCCAGCTTTCAATCCTTCCAGCCAGGCAGGATGATGTATTGCTGTCGTTACTATCACTATATTCATGGGGTCACTCGTGTTTACACAACCTGACTAATAATCAGGTGATGTAGAATAGCTACGATTATCATTATGTAATCCCATTATCGACCATTGGCTATACATAATCATCACTTACTTTGTGTACAGTTTATCTGCCTGCAATATAGATGTACCCGCGTATAGTTTGTCTCGCGCAGTCTCGCGTAAGCCTGCATGTTCCGAGACTATTCAAAGCTAAGTACGTAGTCATATATATATTTAGAATAACCACCAGGGGGATAAATATACACGGATGTAGGCACCGGTAATTAGTTCGACCGTGATAAAGAGGCAGGTCAGGGATATATATATCTTATTAATAGTCTCATTTGAGTTAATGATGAGCATAATAAAACGTTACCTATAAAACACAGATAAACACAATAGATTAGTGGCAGTGGCGAGAGTTTGACTGAGTGCCTGGTGGATGGACGGATTGATCTCTTTATATCTATTATTGTTTATTCATATAAACTGTAGCTAAATATTTTGTTGTTTGATACTACCATTAACTTGACAGCCCTATATAGCATAGCCTATACTACTGTCATAGCGAAAGCTAAATAAGTATAAAGGATGGTTCAAAATGACAATTAAAGAACTACTCGACAAAGCGAACGAGGGATACCCTGATGGCTTCTTATCAGAATACTATGATGACAAAGGAAAGTATGTTGAGGGGGCCGGAGATACTTTGGCTCAATTCCTTGTAATAGAACTGACAGAAACCTTTGATGCAAATGCTCCTGATGATGTTCAGTTAGTAGAAGCAAGGCGTGTTATCTCTACAGCTATTGACGAATTGGAATCAACTCTTAATTCAGTAAGTAATAAATAGGAGTTAGTTATGATTCAAACAGAGATACGGGCAACATCAAGGCAATTATGGTATCTGCATATACTTACTCAGCAGGACACGCGGGAATGGCTGATATCGGCAAAAGAGGCCAGCGACATGATTACTGTACTGAAAGCCAAGAAGATCGAGCAAAAACAAAGGATCGGCGCTCCGGCTGCGGCTCCCATCAAAGAACTCGCTACTGGTTCCGATCCCAACGTCATTATCGGTGAATATAAGGAGATTGTCAACGAGGTTGACAGTGATTTAATACCTTATGCCGATATCAAAATGACACTCAAGGGAAACTTAGAGGCCGGATTAGCTACGATCCCAGGGACAGCCAGCGAGCGCAAACTGGTCAAGTACACAGCTAATAATATTCAATATGCCTATCGCAATTTTATCGGTGTCTATGTTGACGATACCTGGCGCAACTGGATTATAGACTACGCCCACAATCTCCGCGATCCTAATTACATGCGCGAGGTCGAAGCGCAAGGTATTGAGATAAGGCAACTCTGCGAAATAAATTGAGAGGTGAAATGATGGTTATAGAAAATGAAGTTAACCGACAGTTCCGCAAACTAATTGAGAGCGACCCAACATTGAGAGCATTGTTTACTGTGCGACAGCCAGCATATAGATATTTCCGACAATTGCCCTGTCAAGATCAATATTTTTGGACGGTGGAACCCATTAAGTACAAAGGAAAATTGCGGTATGCATCAGGTATCTATAAATACATTGCCTCAAAAAAGTCATTCAAGTTAACTCAGGCCAGATACCACGCTAAGCGCAAGGATGCAAAGGCGCGAGCATGGAAGTTATCTAATAAAACGAGGTGAGAACGATGGTTAAACGAGTATTTAAGTCATTGATCTGTCAGCGCTGCGGACACGGTGCACCGAAGTCCCAGGTAATCAACGGACGACACGGCGATGGTAAGCTGTGGTGGCCCCGCAATCCGAAGAATCCACCGAAGCATTGTAGCATGTGCAACAGCCCGTATTGGGATAAACCATATCAGGTCAACAAAGAGGCCGGGGATATTTAATTAGAATCGGTAATGATATTGATAACGAGTTTACCGATCTTTGCTAACCGATGGCAATTAGCGCACAAAGTTATGAGATTGGATGGGTCATTATTGAAGTGGTTGCCGTCCTTATGATGGACATCAAGTTGCACTTTATATTCAGGTATAAAACCGCACCGCCCACAAACGGCACCAAGTTGGCTTCTATATCTATGTGTATATGAATACCCTCGCTTACTATCTCGGATATTGCATAAAGCTATATGCCCTTTAGCGCAGCGCCAGTTTTGTTGACCGTTCGGTGATTTACCTTTCTGTGAAATACGAACTTTGCCACAATTTGCACACACCGCAGTTCTATTCTCAATATCTATCTCAGACAAACGATGTATACCAGCCCTCATATTTTTATCCCCGGCCTTAGAATTAGCCCCTGCGCACGATTTTGACTGGCTGCTAATCATCGGGCCCGCCGGTCAGCGCATCCTTCAGTGGTCCGGGCATTTCTGACTTACTTTCTGCAAGTTTACTCTGTTGCTCAGTATACCAGGCGCAGAAGTCAATCCACATTTTGATATCGCTTATCTTAAAGGGAACAGTCCTGCTATGTAAGACCTCATGCACCCAATATTCAAACTTCGGCCAAAGATCACGTAAACGTTGCTTTGCTTCAGCGATCATGGTTTGCGAACCCTAACAATTCTATTTTTATCCTCTAACCCTGCCCATTGCACATATTCATTCCAATTATCTACTCTATGTTCAAAGACTAAATCGATAGCGAAGACAAAAGGATACCCCAAAATAACTACAACAGCATAAATCGGCATTAATAGTATAGCCACAGGAATCCCCACAAAAGCTAAGGGGGCTAAAAGAACTCTTAATATCTTGAATTTAATCGGCAGAATACAATAGCTATGGTGTTGATTCCTCGCAAACATTGCCTCAAAGTCGTCCTCAGATTCAAATACCTTACCGCAGTTCTCACATCTATGTTCACTCATTATATATTCACCTCTTTTAGTTATGAGATTCTATCGCAAATCGAGCAATCAGGATAGCATCAGCCCTGCCGATATCTTTTTTACGGCTGAGTTCCGCCATCGGGTAAAGACGCTGTGCCAGCGTCCGGGCCATGTCTTTATCGGCGCCACGTAAACCGGCCCGCACCTTCCAAACCTGCGGCCTAATCAGCACCGTAGGAATATCCAGTGCAGCCAGAACGCCTTGGACAATCCCGTAGGACGTGCCGAACGAAAACATCGAGGACACACCCTGTTTAGGCATGGCTGATACCGCTTCAAGGTAGGCAGTCATAGGCCATGGGTGTAATCTGATAATCTTGGCAAGCGCAGCCGCGTTGACCTGGTTCTTACTCTTGGATAACGGCATTGTCGGCATATCAAAGACAGCTATAAACTCCAAATTGTCTTTGAGGAAAGCGATTGCCCCGCTGATGCCTGGGTCTAATCCAACTATCATAACTATTTACCCCCTGTCGCTCTTTGAATTGTTCTCAGGCTGATTCCCATGGCCTGACATATCTCATCATTGCTCTGACCTTCGGATTTCCGGGCCCTGACTTCAGCGATATGCCGCTGCATGGCATCCCGCTGAAACACGCGGTCGGCTGTGGCCGGGCAAATCTCCACTGGACGCTTACAGTCCAAGCATCTATCCTCAAACTCACAACCGGTATCCTCCCAATTCGCATCATCGTAATCAGCTTTGCCTTTATCTCTCGTTCGCGTCATCGGTTAAATCCTGCTCGATCTCTGCTAAATGCAAGTAGAAGTGTTCGCGCGGTGATTGAAGTAGCATAAGATTCTCGATCCTGTTATCAGATTTTATTCCATTCTTGTGATGAACAATCTCTTGTGGCTTTAGACAACGATCAAGATGTTTCGCCATCACTAAACGATGCTCGGGCACATAGCGTTTTTTCCGGTCGCCCATGCTGCTGAATTTAGCATCTTCCAGTTGGAGCAACACCCTAACATATCCGTTTTTGTCAACAACTCGATCCGGCCGAGGCGCGTAATGAGATATCTTTTCCCTTTTATTTTCGAGTCTCTTTGTTAATTGATATCTTATACTCATTTCGATCGAACGTCGTTGATAAATTTTGGACTTTTTATCGACTACCCATTTTTTAGGGTCTTTTTGAAAGCGAACTGTGCTTATTAGCCCCTTGGCTCTTTTGACTGTGACCATGTTTTTCGCTTCAAGGTTTTGAAGGCAACTCATAATCCAAGTTCTATCTAACCCCGTCATTTGCTCTAACTGCGATATCGAGATAAGCCCCTGCAATTTATAATTCTCAAAGGTAAGCAACAGGATCGCCCACAGGACACGCGCTTCGCCGTGGCCTGGGAAATGCTTACAGAACGCCCTGAACGATTCCATCGGCAGCGCCATATATTCCCCCGTCGCCCCTGTAGCCTTATCTCTCGTTCGTGTCATATCTCTAACTCAGGCTACCTTCAGCAATTCGGGGTTTTCGTAGATGTTGCCACATAAATCCCCGTGCTTAATCACCCAAGGTAATGACTTGTAAACATACTTAGGTTTTGCTGTCCATATATTGCGGGTAACTCCAGCCCATCGAGCAAGGGAATCTGCCCAAATTACCTGAAAAATAACACCTTTAAATGATTTAAATAGATCATCTGCATAAACATCTTTGCCGTTCTTGTCTTTGAGGCCGGTGTATTGCATAATTTCAACTTCAGGATTATCAAGATAGCTACAAAAAGCATCTACCAAACCAAGATCAACGCTATAAATAAAATCGCTATCACCTCTAATAGTCAACCCATCGTAGGTGTCCTGAATGTCAGGTATCATCACCTTTGTTCGTTTATGCCACGCTCTGAATTTAATCTCTCTCATTGTGTCACCTCCAAAATTTTCTCCGCATACCCGTGTAACTTCGCGCTCCGTTCCTTGTCAACGCCATTGATCTCCATATACTTGTCTAATGCTTCAAGCGGTGTCATTGACTTGCCGGCCCAGCTGGACGACCTGGCGCGCGCCGTCCGTTGTACCTCGATGGCGAACTTAACGCTGAAAGCTGGCTGTAGCGCTCGCATGATCTCCGATTCGCGCAACAATCCTTTCATGCTTTCAGGAATTGATATCTTGATACGAACGATGGCATCTTTGATATCATCGGCGCGGTTGGCTATCTCTGCCAGGATGTCGGCGGTTGGGTCGGCGCTACTAATATTCATACGTTTAACTCCATTACTCTTTGATTATCGGGCGGGCAGAAGATTTTGGGTTTTCTTTTAGTAATATTATGGCAATCCAAACATAATACGATCAGATTGCAGGGGCAGTTTAATACAGAATAAGAGCGTTTCCCCCCGTTTACCCGCACAATGTGGTGGACTTCCAACTGATATCTCTTAAAAAGCCTTCCGCACTCACAACAAAACCCCGGACCATATGATCGGTATTGCCTTTCACAACCCGCTCGTTCCAACGCCCAATCTGCGGCATAAGCCCAGTCAAAATGTCTCAGGTATTGTTGTTTATGTTCGTGGCTACAGCATTGAGTTTTCTTATCGTGCAACTGCCCACACCACCAACAGATTCCCTTTACTCCCTCATACCCTGTACAGGCAGTAAAAGTAGAGTTACCGCGCCAAGTGAAATTTTGACCTATTTCAAGCATTCGATCTCGAACTCCAACGTCAAGAACTTCCTTGCTTCAATCGGATGGAACTGATACCTGACTTTGCGCGGTGCCGGGCCCGGCTCAATATCAATCTCATAAAAGCCCTTCTCGTCTCCCTCATCGCCGAAGTCCAGCCGTTCCAAGCTGCCGGAATAGACTACGGGCGGATTCTCTGACAATACCTGCCTGCGGTGGATATGACCGAGGGCCACGTAGTCATAGACGAGATTAGCGATGGCACTCAGCGGAATGACGGGATCAGTGCCGATTGACATGCCCTTCTCTGTGCCGGCCACAGAACCGGACACGGCGGCATGAGCGACGAGGATGGCCGGCAGGGCCGGATCAATAGAAGCAACCATCGAGGTTAACACTGTCTCTATATCATATACATCCTGTTGAAAGCGGCGGCGCCATGGCAAACAAGCGACCTGGAGCATGCCGCTTTTAGTCTTTATATTTAAGGTGCTGGCAGCTTCCGCAACGTAAACATTCTCTACGCCCAGCACGCCGAATATCTCCACGGAATTAGCCCGCCCGGGAGCCCCCGGCAGGTCATGATTGCCCGGGTCAATTACCAGCAGTACTCCATTCTCCACCAGCCACCTAACACGCTTTGCAAACTCCCGCTGTAATGTCGGTGACGGTTCTCTGTTTTTATAAATATCTCCGGCAAAGACAACGACATCGGCCTTATGTTTAATAGCGAAAGCAACGACCATATCGAAAGCCCGCAGTTCATCTAGGACGCGGGTATTCAGGCCGGTTGTCGGGTCCACGCTGCCGTAAGTCTCAACGCCGAAATGAGCGTCAGCACAATGAATTGCTTTCATTTCCCCTCTCCTGCCAGTGAGATACCCAGTACCTCATTAACTTTAGCCATGCAGAGAGGGCAATCTTTACGGCGTACAATTCCTACTCCCTTGCGGATTAGTCGAGGGATTCCATGAGGACAATCCCCCATTAGATATTGCACAGCATTGATAGTGGCGGCTTTGGATATAGCTTTATCTCTGCCAAACATTTCCCACGCAGCAGGAGCTAATCGTGTTTCACCTTTATAAGCGTTCTTGTGAACTTCCTTTATCTGCTCACCCCACGCTATCCAATCCTTATCTCTGGCAGAGAGCATGGCTGAGGCTCCGGCTTCAAAGATGTCGTGCTTTGTTTTTATGTGCTTGTCCATACAATGAAATGGATTCATCCAATCATCAGGTCGCCATTCTTTATCTGCCATCTTTAGCCTCCCTTTCATCATAAATATTCAGCCCAGCTTGGCACATTGCCATCATTTTGAAGGAACAACAGTTAAGCCCCTTCATCCATAGCTGGCAATCCTTTTCAAGGCATTCCCCTGTTAAGTCGTGATGATTATTGAGTATTGCTGCTATTACCATAAACGGGCAGTTATTCATTATCCTTTAGCCTCCTTGATCCATCGTTACAACCGAGCCATCGGCAGTCTTATTCACGCTGATGATAGTCGGGAACCGCTCTTTTAACTCGTCAAGGTGTGTAATCACAAACACCTTTTCAAAGTCATCCTGTATTGAGTTAATGGCCTCGACCAGCTTTTCAATGCCCGCGCTGTCCTGTGTACCGAAGCCCTCGTCTATTATTAAGATCGGCATTGCAGCGCCTGCACGGCGAACCAGCAGCCGGGAGATGGCAATTCGCAGGGCCAGGTCAATCCGGAAAGCCTCACCCCCGGAGAACATCTCGTAAGGCCGCATTCCGAGCTCATCCGCTATCTTGATTTCCAGCGTCTCAACCGTTGCGCCTTTCTTCGTGTCCCGCTGTGTTTCGAGCGTCAAGGCCATCCGGCCATCGGTCATTTTTCCGAGCAACAGGTTAGCTTCTGCCTCTATCTCCGGCAGCGTCTCCTCGATGATCAGCGCCTGTATCCCGCGTTTACTGAAATACTTTGCCAGATCAGCGTATAGGCTTTCGTCCTCTTTGCAGGTGCGCAACGATGTTTCTTTGGTCGTGATTTCGGCGGCATACTCATCAATCTGGCGTAGTTTTTCGTCCGCCCTGGTAATTACCTCGCGCACCTTCCGTTCCTTCCCCGCATAATCAGCCGCCTCCGCCTCTGCCGTCTTCAATTTCGCCAAAATATCATCGAGGCCAGATATCTCAGCCTTCACCGCGCCGTGCTTTGCTGTAAGGTCGGCTATTTCTTTCCGGGTGAATTCGATATTCTCATTGAGATAGTTTTCTGTCTCCTCCTCTTTTTCAAGAAGCACATTCGCCGTTGCTGCCTCAGAGCGCGGCACCTCTAACTCTTTCAGTGTTGCCGTATCTTGATTGATGGCTTTGGTTAAAGTGCTGCCCAGCGTTTTACTCTCATTTATTTTAGTGATAGTCTCAGACTGCTGCCCAGCCCTTTTGTTTAATTCATTGGTCAACTTATCCCGCAGTTTCGCACAACCATCCGCGCCAAGTTCCGATTCGCACAACGGGCAAGCCGCGCCCAGTTCGGACAGCATAGAACGCTTATCATTCAGGTCATTGATGGCAGTAGTAATGTCAACATTGGCCGCCGTTAGCACCTGGATATCGGCGGTGACTTCGCTGAGACGCTTCTTTTTATCTTCGATATCCTGCTGGCATTTAAGATATTTGGCCTCCAATTCAGGCCAGTCGGCTATGACTTTATTCAGCCGCTCAATATTAGTACTCGCATCTTTCAACCGCTTCTGTAGCCCTTCCAACCGCTTCTGCGCCGTGGTAATCTGCCCGTCCAGTAGTCCGGCCTGCTCACTTTTGGCCGACATCGCATCCCGCCGCCCGCGCAGTTCCGCCACAGTTTGGTCGGTCACCTCTTTTACATGCACGATTGATTTGAGTGTAGCTGTGGCTTCTCCCAGTTCATCCCGTATCTGGTCACGATCGCCGACCTTCCCCTGTATGGCCAGAATTTCACGTTCAAGGATACCCACATCAGATTCGTTCTTGTTGGCCAAGTCCCGCGCTACCTGTTCCAACTGGTCATAGTAAGACAGGTCAAGGACGTTGGCCAGGACTTCCTTGCGCTCCCCGGGTCGCTTCTTGGAAAACTCGTTTGCCCGCCCCTGCAAGATCATGGCCGAGTTAATGAACGTCTCATAGTCGAGGTGCAGCAGGCCGTTTATCGCCGCTTGGGTTTCCTTTTTCAAATGCTCAGACAGCGGCCGGTACTCGCTGCCATCGAGGACCTGGATATCGAGCGACGACTTCCCGGACCGTGTAGCCGTCCCGCGCACCTGCTTACGGATGATTAGATAACGATTAGTTCCTGATAAGAACTCCAACTCGACCGACATCTCATTCTGGCCGGAGTGGATCAGATCATCGCCGCGTCCGCGCGAAGTCTCGCCCCACAGCGCAAAGGTAATCGCGTCAAAGACTGAGGACTTGCCAGCGCCGTTCTCACCGCATAGACAGGCAACATGGACACCCTCGAAATCAGCCGACGCATCACGGAAGCAAAGGAAATTCTTGGCCTTAAAACTTACTGGTATCATATCCTGTCTCCTGTATGGCTTTAATCAACTGGTAAGCGATTTGGGGGACTATGGCGTTTCCGAGTGATTTAAGTCTGTCAACTCTGTTTTCAACTTTTGAACCATTGCCTCGTAGTTTTTCTTCATCGCCGCCACTCCCCAGGTTTGGTCCGATAGATGTTCTGTCAGATGACATTGCTGACAAAGAATTTCCAAGTTCTCGGGTGAATTGTTCTCTGTATTTCTGTCCTTGTGATGGCGTTGTAAATTCTCCGTTACCCCGCATTTGCATTTGTCCAAGGACGGTAGTTGCCTCTGCGCCCGTTTCCGTCCTGTCGCTTTGTTTGGATTGAGATTCTGTCCTTCTATCCATCGCCCATAACAAATGCTTGAGCAGAACCTCCTCGCCGCAAAGGTGCTGTCCAATCTTCCGTTCTCCCACCGCGGCTGAATCATAATGGAATTGCATTGCTCGCAACGCTTCATCTTCGCTGACAAATCCGTCCAACCTACCGGGTATCCTTGCATCCACTCTACAAAAGCGGGTTGCAACTTCATACCAGTTTTCTGACCAGTTTGGACAGTCAAAACGTCCCTTAAAGGATCGCCTCTTGGATGCTCCCGCCTGGTTTGACCTGCTTCCGTGTCCTGGTATCCCGTCCTGTAATCCGTCTCCGTGGGTGTTGGCAACATGGCTATATGATCCTTGAGGTCGCCCCGCCAACTGCCTGGTGTCTCCGGATCGCGGTTGCAGTCCTTCTTTAATCTCAATGCACGCCCCTCGCCTTGGGCATCGATTGCCTGTGGAGTAGCCAACAATCCACACTCTATCCCTTCTGTGGGGCGCACCGAGGCCGCAAGCTGGAATAACAAGCCATACTGTTTCATACCCTGCTTGTCGTAAGTCTCGCTCGATTCGTCCGCTGATTGTTTCATAATCGCAGATTTCGTCATTCTCAACACCGAATAAAGTGCTTTGGCTTGCCACTCCAACTTCACTATCGGGGAATACCATATTGAGGATTCCAGGCACGTTCTCAAGAATGACCCAATCGGGCTTGACAGCTTCAATGACTGCGAGAGTTTGCGGCCAGAGGTAACGGTTATCATCCGCTCCTCGCTTTCGTCCGGCATTACTGAATGGTTGGCAGGGGAAGCCGGCGGTGAGGAGAAGTTGATCTGTTGAACTAAGCCCACTTGTGCCAGCCTGCCTGTTTCCTTGTCGTATGCTCGTTGCCCGTCCTGCGCCGGTTGCCCGTCCTTTGTCTGCAACCTTGACGAGCTCACACCTGGCTCTTTCGCCGATGGCGTTCTCAATAATCCTTGTGATTTCTTCGACATTATTTACATCCTCTACTATCGGCACTCCGGGGAAGTGCTTTCGTATTACTCTCTGACAGAATTTATCAATCTCGCAAAAGCAAATAGTCTCTATCCCCGCCCACTGACAGGCGAGGGCAAAGCCAGCAATACCACTAAATAAATCCAAGTGTTTAATCTCTATCCTCCGTGCTTCTCTTCTCCAAACTTGTCTTGATAATACGGCTTCATCTCATTTGCCTTTCACTATGAATATTTCCCTGTTGCCGGATCGTAGGACATCATGCAAATTTCTCCTGTTGAGCGACGGGTTTAAGTCCTGCAATTTCAACTGGCGGCCTGATATTGACAAATTCAATTCCGTTGATAATGTTGTATTTCCATTCAAGCCCTTTCGGATTTAGATGATCATGCACCCGTTCTTTTGACTTGATGATCTTCAACCGGTTCTCCGGGTATCCGTCCATGATGAGATATATACTCGCCCTGCGGATAGTAGTCTCACCACCAACACCCAATTCGATCTCGTGTAACTTGCCGCCCCAATCCTTCTGCGCAGACTTCTTTTGAATGAGCGCAAGAACAATCCCCGTATTTAATTTCATCCACATGTTTTTAATCTCGTTGCCTATCAAGTACGGTGCCGCATTATCAGTGTCCAGAAAATCAATCACATTAATAGCATCGGGTTTAATCACATCGGCGTAATTGTCGTATCGTTCGTACATCTTGAAACCAATAGAGATATCCGCGAAGTTGGGGTACTTCAATAACCTGCGCTTCAACCGGCCAGGTGTCAGTTCACTCGAAAAATAATGACATTCATGCTTCCATTGGTTGAGTAAGAGAAAATTAATCCCGAAACAGGATTTACCAGCATCCGTCGCCCCGGCCAGCAAAACAAGACTTTTCGGAACTGTTAAAAAGACTTTCTCTAAACCGAGCGGGTATTGAATATCTATCCCCTCGGATGGTTTTGCGTTGAGAAGGTCAACCTCAACGAGGTCGGATTCAATTTTGCGCCACCGTCCGTTCCTATGAGGGTCCTTCTCTAATATATTTTTAGTACTATACAGATATAACTGTACTCGTATATTCGTCTTATCTTTAGTATTTATTATATTAAGGGCTTTATTAACATCATCAGTGAAAAACCAGCCCTGAGATTGCTCGATATAATCCATCAGCCGGTGTGCCAGGGTGATGTTTTCATTCGATAAAGGGTTATCTGTTGGCAAGTTCATATCTATTTCAACCCATTTATTAACATTCTTTAACGCTTTTTATCGTTCCTTACGGAATTTAACGCCCTCGAAGCTAACTATTAACATCATTAACGCCCTATTAACGTTTCGTTAATTAATCCTATTTTGTCTCGGTATGCCTCGCCCAATGCTTTGAGATATTTATGGCGCCGCGCGTGGCGTTCTGTTTTCTCTTTGAGGAACAAAAATCCCTTGAGCAAAATAGCTACTTTATCGATATCATCTGCGTCATCTTTTTCTTTCAGCCTATGCAGTTCCCACGTTAGATCGGATATTGGGAAGGGGCCCACAAGTAATGACTGAATCCATAGCTTGTAAACCTCGATGCTCATATCATCGGGTGATGGCATCGGGAAACAATCAACATCAGGATTGCCAGCGTGCCTTTCAAGAAAGCGCCATACAGCTTGGTATCCGGCCTGGTCGTTATCCATCGCGAGAATGATCTTCATCTCTGTGGCCCCTTACTTGCAATATATTCAGCCATGACCTTATCGGCATCAGGAAACCGCATGAATGCGAGAACCATCTGATTGAGTTCGATATCGCATTCAGTACACAGCGGGCGATATATACCGTCGGCACATATCAGCCATTGGGCAGAGGACTTGCGCCCGCATTTACGGAAGCAAGGTAAACGCTTGATTCCGGCCGCCGTGTAGGGCTTACGTCTCATTTTGGGAACTCCATCCGCAGTTCACGCATAAGAACCGACGAAACAGCTTGATGCACTTACGATGGCAATTCGGACAAATACAATCTGCCGGGGAGATCGCTCTAACTGAAATTGCAAACCACATATTCAATTGTGCTTACCTCCTGTTATTTATTACCTCCCCGGCAGTCGGGGATATCCTGTTATTATCTAAACGCCTTCCCGGTTTTAGCGGGGCCGGGGCGGATTAGTCCCCGTCCCCATCGCAAGGAGGTCCGGGCAGGCGCATACCCGGCTTATTTACTTGTTAAAGTAAACTGTGTGCCATCCGGGGCAGTTTGTGTTTGCTGGCTTGCGTAGGACTTTTCTGCTGGTTGGTATCCATCGCAACGAGTAATAATAGGGCCAGCACCGGAACCATGCGCTGCACTCGGTTGGACACCGCAATTTGCAGAATCTCTGCAGCAAGAAACACATAAACTAATTTCCGGACTCGACCGATTTGCTCGCGCTTTCTTGCACTCCTTCGAGCAAGTCAGTGTCCCTTTCCGGCCTTCGAATGGTTTATCACAGACAGTACATATCAACGTGCTTTTCTTTGCTGCCGACCGTTTCTTCGGGAAGATCGCCGTGATAACTCTCTGAAATACATTCTTGCGTTTAGACATATTCACCTTCCTATTTAGCTTCAATCATCGCGGTCAATTTCTTTACGATATCCGGCACAACCGCTTCCTTGATATCCTTGCGGCTTTTGTATTGGTAGTTGGACGCCAAGAATTTACGCAATCCACTCTGCCAGTCCGGGCCCCATAGTTGTTTTGACAGGTCTTCAATGTCCTTGCGGCACGGGCCCTCATCGCTTGCCCCGTCAATTTCTTGCGTAGAGGCCGCTGGCATGGGTTCTGCCGCGCCGCCGCTGCCATCGGTAGCCCCGGCCGGATTTCCGGTTGATGGCGGCGGCTCAGTGGTGGGTTGCTCGGTAAAATCACCCTCGGTCGGCTGCTCGGTAGTAGACTTTCCCTGTTTGTCCTTATAGCAGATACCTCCGCCCTGCTCTTTATCGATGTAATGGCCTATGCCATGCCACTTCGGGTTGCTCTTGCTTCTAAGACGGATATTGGGAACACCATGGTCAGGGCATGTTCCCAAGTCGTCAGACAATGCGCTGGTGGCGGCTGGCGACGGGGTTGCCAAAGCAGGAGGATCGCCCGCGCCGGCGAAAGGGGGTGGAAGCGCTGCTGCTGTACTATCGACAATCTCGCCGGTCGCCGTGTCTATTTTTGGGAGATATTGGTCATCGACTACAAGAACTCCCGCCTCGTCTGCTGGTAATTTACCAGGACTTAAACGGGCAAGTGCTTGGCGTTCGGCATGGTTAGAAGCCATGTTGAATTTAGTATTGCCTTTGTCTGAACCATATGCTTCCCGATCCTTTGGCCAGTTGCCGTAACCGACTGAGATAGCGCGGGTAACAACATTCTGTAGACGGACAATGACCCATATTTTAGATGTGTCAACTTCTCCGAACGTACTATTTTGTTCGGCGGCAGTCATCACCCGTGGCGTGTTATCTATATAAGAGAAATCGGCAGTTTGCTTGACGATACTCCGATCACCATTGATGCCCCGCACTCGCACCCAGTCATAGGCATCGGGATGAGGGCAAGGATATTTTGAGCATTTGCAACCGAGTGCCGCAGCTCTCGCTCCATTCTTATATGGGATTAAGAACAATTCATTCGCCAAAGGGTCAAGGTTATATCGGATGCAATAGAGTTTTGCTTTCGTCCTATCTATTTCCGGCGCGCCTTTCCATAGCGATTCCTCGACCTTTCTCATGTAGTTTTCGTCAACCACTGCCCCCTTTACGATATTAGCTAACGCCGTTGTTCTCTCGCGCCCAATTTCCTTTTCCAAAGTATTAAATCTCCTTTTTCTGTTATTTGCTTCCTGATACATATTCGGTTTGAAACTCGGCCGGCCCCACTGTTCCGGGCCATGCTCGGGATCTCCGCATTTAATCCCGTACTCCCCTTTATCAAATGAAATCTCCAACTTGACACCGGGTCCGCAGACCAGACATTGATTTCGGTCTATGAAATCCTTCGCCTGGGGCAAGGTCTTGTTGAGTTCCTTAAATGTGCGCAATGATTACCTCTTGCTTGCGATTTTTTCTGCAATTTTCATTAATTTATCGAAGTAATATAGCGGCCAATAACTATCTCCAATCACATCCTCAACTAACCACTTCTTCCCTTCTCCTCGTAGACCGCACTCATCGGTATCATAATAAAAGCAATAATCATCACAGTGAGCGTAATCCCATCCATACCAATAGTAACCACTGGGCCACTTACCTTCTGCAGATCGAGCGAATGTAAGTCCGCCATGTGCTTCAACATTGGGCAAATCTTCATAGCCAAATCCTGCGAGTGGATGATCTAAGGGAATCCCAATATAGGCACATAAACTGGCAGGCCCGCGCATAATGATAAAGCGCATACCATCTCTGAATTCATTATGTAGAATTTCACCGGATAATTTTGCTTTAAGTTCTTCCCATGTAAATTTGTTTGCCATATCTAATCCCATCCCCTGCATCCGCAGTAAAAATAATCGTAGTCCTTGCCGTTCTCGTTTACTTTGAACATCGGCAGATTGGGGTCGCTGACGACCCACTCACCACATTCGATGCACTTCGCCAGACGGACGCTGGCCGCGATCTGTTCCTGCGTCGGCTTTACGCCGTAATCGCCTTTCATTCTGCCTCCCTTATCCTATCGGCTTCGTCATTGATAGCCTGGGCTGTAGTGTTCTGGTTGAAAGTCGCTACGGTCTGATAATTACGTATTAAACAGACCGCGTCATCATCCATCTCCACGACTGAGAATCCAGCCTCACGGTTGACCGGGCTTAAAATTCCGTCAAGATGCTTTGTCATTTCGCTGCCGCCTTCAACCGTTCCAGTTCGGCAGTCGCGCCGTCGATTATTATCTTCAGCAGGCATGGCACACAGTAATCCTTCATGATTACAGGGAACATGTAACGAATCTCGAAAAGCGAACCGAATGTAAATCCCTTCGGCGGCGGTCCAACCTTGAATTGTCCGCACTTGTCGCATTTATATGCTTGTGACATTTTTCCTCCTCGGGCGTCCGCCCAGGCGCCCTATTGCTTTCATATCGGTCTTTTTCGCAGTGGTTACACCGCCCCGTCGCTTCGCCTCTACGCTTTGCTTCCCGGCTATCCTTGCGTAATATGGCGGCTTGGGTTGCCCGCATTCTGAACATACTTCAAGGCCGCCATACTTGCGTTTGGTTGCCTGACCGCCGAGAGAACCGGATTCCTTACTCATAGCAACAACATATCCGCCACTTGTTTTTGAGGGAATTTGGAGTAGATAGCCCGTGATACCATTAAGGAAGGGGGGCGCTTCCCATTCATCACACGGGAAAGGTCTGCTTTGCTGATTCCCAGGTACTCCGAAAACTCCCGGCAGTTCATTCTGAGGTCTGCCATTTTGGAGTAGAGAAACTGTGAAAGCATGTTGCGGTAATGGTAACATGGCGTTACCGTGTTGTCAATACCCTTGCCAAAGCTAACCGCTAAAATGTTGACAAAATGGTAACATCTTATTATTATATTAGTATCGACGAGTGGAGCGAACGTGTATTGAAAATGAAGTTAGGGGAATTTGTAAAAGAAGAAAGGGATCGGAGGGGATTGTCACAAAGAGAACTTGGTAAACTGGCAGGATTAACAGGATCGTTTATTTCCCGCATCGAAAGCGGCCAATACAAGGGGTCATCACCTGAGACTTTGACCAGTTTAGCAACCGCACTCAAAATTAAGCCCAGTGTACTCTATGATTTTTTGTATCCTGCTAAAAATGCAACGCCCAGTATTACCAAAACACCCGATGAAATAGTAAAGGAACTCAATGCGTCATTACCGGCATGTATCCCCGTTTATGAGGGCATTGATAGTAAGAAAATAGTCACTTATTCTTATGTTCCTAAAGTTTTGATCGGAGGTAGTAGAGTGCAGGGTGTAATAGCGAAAACTGATTTTGAGGACGATATAAAGAAAGGGGATATCCTCATCTGTAGCCATACCCTTGTTGCCTATGATGACGATTTGATTATCTACCTGGATGGTGAAAAAGAGATCATCAAGAGACATTCAGGCAAACCTTCCAATAATTGTTATGTAATTGTCCAATCGGTTAGAATGTTCAGATCGGAGGTAGGAACATGAGAAACGAGATCATTATCATCCTCGGGACCGCTACCGGGATGGCTTTATTTGAGGCTATCAATTACCTTCCTGGCTTACGCGCCGGCAATTTCCCCATCGACGGTTATCTCATGGGCGTCGCCACAACCTTCTTCGTAGTATTCGCCATGGGTGGGATCTGCTGGCTTATCTGCCAGGGAATCCACCTACTTCAAAGGATTTCACACAAACCTCACCATTCATAATTTTACTTGCAGTTGGTTTTGATTATTTTGAATGGGGTTCAGGTGGTCGTCGGTTCAAATCCGACCACCCCGACCAATTCCACAAGTAACTTACTCTCAGACTTGACAGCCATTTTTGGATGATTTATACTAAGTTAACTCACCTTAATTTTTGGAGGGCAGATATGGGACAAGCAGTTGTAACTGAACTTAATGGTTTGCATTCTACATCGCAAGCGATTGATAAATTCATTCGTGAAAAGGTACGTGATGGCAAGTGGACAAAGAAAACTCAAAATTTTTATGAGACGCATCTGCTACCATTCAGGGAATCCACCGATTATCTGGAAAATATAACCAAGGACTTTGTGCTCGATTATGTTGAGAAGATCGGGCAGGGGAAGAAGGGCAAGCCAGCTCCATGTATGAAACAAAGTGCGTTCAACGTTATTAAAATATTCCTAACGTGGTGCGCCGACGAGGACCAACAGTTTATAGTTCGGTGTCCTATATCCAAGAAGTTCAAATTGGGAAAACCGCCGGCCAGGGTTAGGCGCATACCTACGAAAAACGACTTGTCTCTACTATTGAATTATCTCAAGCAAGACCATTCTTTTCTAGCCAAACGCAATTTCGCACTTCTGAAATGCTATGCGTCAACCGGATGCAGACTTTCCGAACTTCTTGGGGACAAAAAAAATGATAGACAAGGTTTACTGGATAGTTCTATTGATTGGGATTTGGGTGAGATCAAAGTATTTGGCAAGGGCGAAAGAGAACGAATAGTTTACCCCGATCGGACGGCTTTAGAGGCAATGTTTGAATATAATAAAATGGTGTGGAAGCGGTGGCCGGTAAAAAAGACGCTGGCTTTTTGGGTGACAGAGGAAGGCCGGCCGTTGGAAGGTTCAGGGTTCAGGGAAGCCTTTGAAAGAATATGTGATAAGTTTGATTTTCCTTTTACTCCTCATGACTGGCGCCGGTTTTTCTGTACATCAATTGCTAATAGTGGCATAAATGATGTGCTTGGCATGGAAGCAACCGGGCATAAAAGTCACGAACAGTACCGCCACTATATAACCATCAGTCGCCAATCAGTCAAATCAGAACTTGAAAAACACAGCCCGGTTGCAGGGTTATAGTCCAAAACAAAAAATTAATCCTGCTTTAAATCAACGGTTTCAGAAAAAGTTAGCGTGTATGTCGGGATATCTAATTCAATTACAGGATACCCGAGTTTAACAGGTGGGAAGTTGCGGCGTTCACCATATGTTGCCTTTATCCCTTGTACATATGTCTTGAAAAAACATCCAGTCATTACCCCCATCGCCTCACGATTGACAATTTTACCTCTCTTATCCACCCCTAAATATTGTCTCGCCTTATGCTTAATATCATGGACATGAGCATAAGCATAAATGTCAGCTTGATTTTGATCTATCCATCTCTTTAATATAGTATCCTTGTAACTATCTGTGCAGGCCCCGGTTGATCCGTGAGTAAGACATAACCTATATCGATGGTTATCTCCCCCGCTACGGTTAAATACTAAATCATAAAAACAGGAAAACCCCAGGTTCGGCACTCCGATACCATCGCATATATGCTGTTGAACATCACCGTAGTTATGAAGCTTATAAGTGATTTCGTGATTACCCTCAATGAAACCAATTATTTTATCTTTGATAGGGCGAAATTTCTCAATAATATATTCTTCTTGGTTATGAGCTATGTCGTGTTTCTTAACCCACGAACTAATTATCTGGTCATCAAATCTTGGGTCTTTAGGTGTGATAAATTCACCCCAATCCCCCATGCCAACAACCAGTGCATCATCATCCTTGCTGATTTTTGATAATGCCCTATCTAAATTTGTCTCAGAGTGTGCTATCGTACCCGCATGAATATCACCGATAAAATAAAGCCTTTTTTTACGATGTACTCTGGTAAATTCAATCCTTTTTTCTATAACTAACATCAGCCAGCGCCGGAGCGCCCTATATCTCCTTCAGTTCCGTTATTTTCTGGATACAGCCTCGCGGGATTGTCATGCAGTTGCACACCCCGGCATCGTTAGTAGATGAGGCGATAGTTATGTAATCATCGCAGTCCTGGATAAGATACCCGATAGTAGTGCAATCGGCAGGAACCATCTCGGAAAGATCATAACTCCAACCATTCGTCTCGAAGGCATCCTTCCAGTCAACCTTGACGATTTTTGTTCCTTTGGTTAAATTCATACCACCTCATTTTTGTTGACAATAGGTTGACAATAGATACGAATTGGTTGACATTGTTGCGTGGGCGGCTGCCGAAGGCATGAGAGGGCGATCACCATACGGTAGTCCATTACTCATGTCTAACATCGGACATCGCCGCCCACGATGTAAAAAGTGGGGGTATCCCACTTAATACCTATTTGATAAAGGTTCTCGAACAAGTTTCCCCATTCTCGGCAACCGCTGTTATAGTAAGACTATCAGCGCAACGTACAGGCAACCCACATTCATGAGAGATTATGTACTCATCTTCAAAGGAATTCGTGTAACATGATCCTTCTGCACAAAACGATACCTTGCAAATAGTGGGACGGGTTGTTTCCCATGTTATATGAATACAATCACATGAATCATGGGTTACGATTGGTTCACTGATAGACAAGGGCGGTGCACAGGAAGACAGCAAAGCCGCCAGCCCAAAAAGCACGGCGGCAGCCATTATCGCAATTAGAAAGATCAGCCAGGGTTTCATTACCACTTACCCGTATCTCTTACTTTAAGGATTGGGAACAGGGTGTCCAACGCGTCCTTGACCTCGACAGGATTCCACTCATTGCGGCACTTCTTATCGAATTTGCCATAGTACATTGACTTCGAATAGGCCGGAATAAATTCACCATCACCAGTCGGGACCTGCACCTTGAAATCGTCATACTTCGTGGGTGCCTTGAGGTCGGTGCCGCGCACCGCCCATTCGAAGGCCTTATTTGCCAGCTCGAGGGCTTTGGCTAACCACCGTTCCTTGTTGGCTAAAGAGAGTTTCGGCCAGCGGTAGATTGTCTCAACCAGAAAACGGTTAGCGAGTAGATTTGGATTAATCATTACTTCACCCCCGGATCGGATTTCAATTCGTTTTCCAAACCAGCAAGGAATGTATCCGGATTGTCGCCGTCAGCTGGCGCAGTTGACGCGGCCGGCGTAGCTGCCGGTGTCACGACCGGCGCGGCCTTGCCTTCCACGACAGCGACCGGGACAGAGGCGCCGAGGTCGAGGGCGGCGTTGTTGATGGTAGCTGCCTGGTTCTTGATGACCTTCACTAAGTCCGCTGTCGTTTCGGCTGCGGAAGATGCCGTGATCTCCGGGGCTTTCCCGTTGCCGAACAGCCCGACGGTTTTGCCGAACCAGAAGCCGACAACGCCAACAGCCAGCCAAAACAGCTGGTTCTGGTCAAAGCCTGTCGTAGCCAGCCTGTAGACAATAAAGGCGGCCAGCACCGAGAACATTGGCTGCATCAGTCCTTTGATGCCTTCGATTATAGTGTCTTTCAATTTGATTAGATCGTCCATATATAGCCTCCGTGAATATTATTTCGCGTTTTGAATAATCAATATGATTGATGGGGCGGCGGCGATAAGGGTGATGATCACCCCGACCGTGAGCGCATTCCGTAGAGAGATAGTTCCTTTGACCTGTTCGATATGTTCAGCCTTCGTATTCCCATTGCAATCACTTTTCCAGCCCATGAGTTCATTGATATTCTCATCATGTGAAGTACAGGGAAGCCTTTCCAAACGCTCGAATATTTTCCCGATAGCAGCCCGTTGGCCTTGCTGATTGGAAAGCAATAACTTGGTGCGTTCATCCAGGGCGCCGAGAAGTTTCAGTTCTTCAGATTCCACAGGTCAATCTCCAATATAAACACGATAAATCCTGAGTGGAGATAAACTCAACGGATTATTGACCGCAAGAACGGAAGATGGGAAGTTAACCTATACAGCCTTGCCAGATAATTTGGCTATGCTCGCCACAACAATTCCATTGACTTTTGCTATAGAGGCCGATGATATCCCATTTACTTTCGCTATGTTTGACCAACCAGACGTGTAATCGACTTCTGCCCAGCACTGATACTTATAAGGATAATCACTGCCATATTTATCTGATATAGCCGTGCCTTTTACTCCTGCTATCAAAGCGTCGATATTCGTCCACGTCCACGCTGCACTCGTATCCGGGTTAGTATTCCACGCCTGAGAATATAGTGTCACTGTGATATCACTTGGTCTAAAAGTACTACCGTAATATGCAGTACCCCCCATCTTCACCCCAATAGAAACCGAACCCGCACTGATAGGACCTCCGGTTTTAATCATCTTCAAGTACGCCTTCACCGTCACCGAGTTTATTGTGCCACTTTCTGAAGTATGATCCGGAAAGGAAAATAGGCATTTATAATCTACAGCCGGACCTGCCATATAAACATAATCTGCCGTATCTAATGTAACTTCATCAATGTGGGAATATAGATTGACAATAACGCCGCCTGTGCCCTTCCAGACAGCAATGTCCATATCATTATCTGCGTTTGGTCGCAGAGTCAGCGTAGACATCTAACTCCAATTCAGGTCATATACTGGCAGGCCGTTCCATTTATATTGAAAGCCATGCCCTGCCGGGCAGATATTGACTGAGTTATCAGCTAAACTACCTGAAACAGTCACGGCGTTTTTATGCTCTTCATCATGGATAGTGAAAGTTCCGTCCTCGTAAACGGTCGCATGCCGCCAGATATCCAGTATCCAGAGATAATGACGTTCGATATCCGCTTCCGTTCCCTTCCAGGTATAGTAATAACAATCTTTCGAACACCGTGTCAACGTACAGGGCGGCACACCCTCAAATCCTTTGCAGTTATCACAGAGAGTCATTATTTCAAGCGCAGTTTTCAATCCTTTAAGACACATCTCTCCATTGAAAATAAAGACCTCATCCGCGCTACCAAACCCCAGTCTCTTTAATTGTGCGTCTCTCTTTGTAATTGCGTCGGTGAATTTGGCCTGCATCAAGCCAGTATCTACACTATCTTTAATTCTGATATCTGATTTCAATGCCCTGCAATCATCTATCAGTTTTCTTCCGGCCAACAGCTTTTCAATATCGTTCATATCAATTCTCCTACGCCATCTCAACCCAGTCCGGTGAAGGATTAAAAAAGATTTCGTCAGCCGTCCATGCCTGGGCGACTATTCTCACACAATCACCTGTACCAGACGGCGCAGTAGAAGTCAGATCACCAGCATCGGTACTTAAAAACACCGGAGCGCCTATAGTAAAAGAGGGGAAGGCCGTGTCAGCTCTGACAAATCCTTGCAATAATATAGTTGTCGCAGAACCATCCGCAGCGGCAGCCTGTACACAAATACCAAGAAGCCCAAAAGATGTTGCTGCCACATCCGCATCTGTTAATTCCCAACGGCTATCTGCAACAGCAAGGTAGACTGAATCACCGAACGCCAGCGTAGCACCAGCCGTCCCAGTCCGGACAAACCCACAATATTTACCATCAGCCGATAAAGCGGCATCAAACTTTATTCCGTAGTTTTCCCCAAGTATTATTTCAGCACCGAGAGCCGCCGAGAACAATAAGGTTTGCAGTTGTGCCACAGTCAGAGCAACGATATTGCCACTTGTGATACGCCCCACAACAGTCTGTTCCCCAACAGTCAAGGCAACAGGAGTATTATCAGAGGTTGCTTGAAGAATGGTTTGAGCATTGTAATCGCTCTCCATGACAGCCCCGGCAGCATTAACGTTTGTTGCATCCGTCACATCTGCACCGGCTTCGATACCGTCCAGTTTGGTTATCTGCGCTGCTGTGGCATGCCCCATTACTGCCGCTGTAGCTGCTATTGCCGCATGAGTGGCAATATCCGCGGCAATACCCAATAATGTTTTCACCTGTGCCAATGTTTGTTTAGCGAACACCCCTGCACCCGAGGCAACAAGGAAATCGCTGACTGCGGTTGCTAACGAGTGAAGGATATAAACGCCCGAATGGGGATCGGTCGCATCGATATGGGTATCGAGGGCTTTTGACGTTCTTACCGGCTGTTTAAATTCCTCATCAAGGGCAACCAGATCATCGGCATCATGCGCGGCGGCGACCGTTCCTTCCCATCCGCGCTGCACATTCATAACGTTAGCTGAAACAAAGGACGTAACAGCCATCTTCTCACGGTCAACCCATATTTCAAAGACTTGATTCTGTGGGAATACAGTACCGTCTGGCACTTCAATCGTAGTATCAACTGCCGTTATGGAACTTACAAGATTCGATAAAAACATTCACACCGCCGTGAGATTTACAGTCATTTTGTAATCGGCTTCCTGCCTGTTGGGTATGAACACAGAATAGTTGAACTGCCATCCAGCGACACGGTATAGGGCACTGGATTGATTGCAAATCGAATCGTCTATCTTGATTACATCCCATAGTTCCATTTGGATAGCGGGTGGGATTGTTATTTGCCCTCTCGGTGCATTTATCCGTGCCTTGTCTAAAATGTAGGCGGCTATCGTATTTGCATCGTCAGTGGTCGTTATCATGGAATCAGGATATATCTGCAAGACTTCGCCGTTGATACTGCTGTCTTTATCCTCACCGTAGACCGTGTTGCCGTCTGCATCTACGCCAACCACATAGACACGGTTGACTAACTTCGGTTCGTCAAAATATTCGGGCCTTATTATGGGATGATTAAGATTATGTGCGTGTAGCCCTTGAAGCGGAGTACATGTAACAGCGCAGATAGGGACGGTAAAACTCAGATCGTGGTATGGCTGAAGACCTGCGCAGATGACTTCACAAAGAGGCACCGTAAAATCTCCGCCAGCAACAAGTAAAGGACGCGCTACGCGGACACTTGAAGTGGTTGCCAGCGGAACCGTATGATCAGGTAGACCGTTCCATTCCTCAAAATGGCAATCGTCTGTAGCCTCAATTACCCAACCAGTCACTACATTATATCTACACATTGTCCCACCAGCATATGCGGCAGCAACCCCTGAATTACCATTCCAAAATATTGAATATTCAAAATCCTCATCGCACTCGGCAGAGGATAAAACGATTGCATACATTGTTCCTGCGGTTAAGGCTGTTCCCGCACCTAAACTAACTGTAACCCAAGAAGCCAACCATGGCAGATCATCCGTACCTGCGTAATAATTAATATCAGTTTCATGAAACGTACCCGAACATAAATCTGCACCAGTTGGTAAACCAGCCGCAGTTGCCTTAATTGCTACTTCTGTTTGCATATGTATTCCAGATGCCGGAGTGTGAACTCGTTGAACTCCTAAACGAAGATGAGTAACAGTATGATTTACCGATGGCGTAAATGTCTGTGCCGTTATTAGAGCACCACTATAATATCCTGGCGCATATCCATTATCTGCATAGGTTGGATTATTATATTCGTACATCGTAGCCATATTAGAACATCCCACTGCCAACAGTGACAGAATTAAGACCATGGGAATAACAATTTTCACCACCATTCACCTCCAAAATAATATGACTGAGAATATCTCTCAATCCTATTATAACAACTCCGTTATTCCTTTGCGCAATTCTCACCGTTGGCCTCATTTATCTTGATTTCAAGATTACACGTAGGGACATCAAAGGTTTGTGTTGAACCGAGTTCAGGAATGACGGGAGAACGCCGTTGTAAGCACTCAGGACAATTGCATCCGTACTCGACTTCGCGCATCATAATCTCCCGGTCAGGCGGCGACCGTCACCGTCAAAATACCGCTTGTATTAAAATTGAACACGACATTGGAAGCCGAAGCCGCATATGTCTGGCCGAGATTAATGCAGCAGACCAGTTTCTTATCCGTAGCCGCCGCTGGCGTAGCATCGTATAAAACGAGATACTGATAATCGGTTACTGCCAATGTGGAAAACGTCAGTGTGAATGGTGTCGTTATACCCCAGGTTGTCACCCTTGAAGCGTAAGAGGCGTAGCAGCCGGTCAGGGCATTACCACCCGTTGTATATCCCGTACCGGACGCGCTCACCTCATTCGTCAGATCGTTATATGAAGTGTGGCTGTCCTGATCGAACGTGTAAGAGCTCGTCAGCAAAGCGCCTTTGAATGAAGCGCCAGCGTTCATATCAGACACGAGTTTTTTCATGCAGTTAAGAGGCCAGTTCCCATATACCTTGATCGTGATAGCCATTTGTATTTACCTCCGTTTACGTTACTGGAAATTTCAACAGGTACGTCGATTTATCGCCGGTCTGCGGGTAAACGACGTACCCAGCATTGCCGTAGAACCTGATAACATCCGGCACGACAGCCAGTAAACGCCTTAATAAATTAGCTGCGTTCTCGCCTGCGTTGACCTCTATCACTGGCTTGAAGGCCGTTATATAAGACGATCGGTTAATATATGAGAGGGACCCACCAATCGCCTTGCAGAGCATTTCAATCAATTCATAGATTGAATACGTGGTTGTTGCGCCGGAATAATTGAAACTCACCTTGCGATTGAACTTATACTTTTCAAGCAACCCCCAGGCGTCAATGCAATGCAGGGTAAATTCCGCGAGGTTCGGCGCACGGGTATAGCCCCATGAATCGACAAAATAACGCTGAAATTCCTCGTAATAATCGGTTGAACTTTTGTTGTACCCGAGAAACAGGTTGACACGGCTCCCAATAGCCAAGCGGTTAATATCACCCACCCCCGGAGAATCGAAATAGCTATCATAGTTTTGGAGAACTACATCGAGTGTTGATGTCGCATTTACATTAACGGTTTCCTTCGCCGCGAGTATCTTCGCTTTCGCTATTTCGTTATAACTCCCTGCACCAGTACCAATTGTCGGCACACTCCAAAATCCAGGCAGAGGCGACATGAATATCTGATCGCCGTTATATGCAAACAACCATGTTGAATTGCTCGCCAGCTTCACAGGCCGGTCATTATAGAACGTGTAAGCCTTATCGAATGTGGCTGTTAAAATAGTCGTACCACGTTGTAATTCACAGAGATAGCAGCGCCCATCTGAATAGAGGGTCAAGATCAGTGGATAGCCGCTAACCTTGTGTAGATACGCCGCCGGATGCACGTTTGCCGTCCTGAGTAATTCCGGCTGAGACAGCAATATCGGCATGGTTGTCTGTTGGTAAGCCAATTCCTCTTTCGTCGGCGGAGAAGGCGAAAAGTGAGACAATTGAGACAGGCTATTGATATTGACTTTCGTATCTACGAGGCTTATTTCGGCGGGAGTGGACCACGAATTAGGTGTCGCATTTGTGCCATTCCCAATAACTACGCTATATAACCCGTATATAATTTCACCCTTTGAAATAGGATGTCCGCTCCCCCCGTCGCTTCCTGCTTTAGTTTGAGAACCAGTAAATGTTACGAACCAGTCATCGTCATAAGCGATATCAATGCTTTCAAGCACTACCTCTACATAATCTATCCCTGCAAAATATAAGGGAGTTTGCTGCCATACCGTGTATGTCCCTATTGTAAATTTATAATAGTCAAACATCTGCGAGAGTGAAATTGCCGATCCCCAAACCCCGCCTCTCCGAATATATGCCTTGAGATTAATATAATATCTCCGGTCATACACCCCATAAACTATGTACGTTGATGTCGTGTAGCCAACCACTATCGCGCAATTACCTGTAGGTGTGTAAGCCATCCTGACAACCGTGCCGGAAGATGCCCCCATATCGGTTGCAGATCCAAAACTTGCACCATAATTAGTAGATGTCTGCCTGTATAGGTGCCCTCCACTGAGATAAGCTATTATGACTTCGTTGCTTGTCGGATTAGCGCCAATGCAGAACGTGTTACCGGCAGCAAATGTGCCTTTCGTCCCGGCAGCACCCCAGGTCGTAAAAACCGTATCAAGATCAATTGCCGGAGAGTTTGCAATACGTACCGTTGTCGCTCCCGTGCCCGAAGTGATAACGAATGAACCATCGGAAGCGCAGCAGGCCGCAGCAGCACCTTTGCTTGTTTCCAGCACCGAAGTCCAATCATACTGATTGAACATGATCTTGCTGGATTCGGCAGGGAAATTGTATGCCTGTATCTGCAATTTAACCGCAGGTTTACGGTTAAGGGCTATTTGCTCATTGAGGAGATTTTGCGATATCTGTTTCATCAGACATCCCTGCTGCAATTATGTTTGGCGCTGTCCGTAGGCCGGCCCAGTTTATTCAAGGAAGTCTGGTACTTATCCCACAGATCCTTCGCAACGCGGTCATTCGCCGCAATCAGCTTGTCCACATTCAATTCGCTTTCAACCATCTTTAGATAGGACGTTACATTATTCATATATCCTGCCGCTGCCTGTATTTCCTGCGCGGCCATCTCAAGATTAGGTTTAGTCACATCGATGTATGCCCGGACCTTATCGGTCCGCGCCTTCGCTTCTTCAACGTCAGTTTTACCAGCTTCGATATATTTACCAGCTACATCACCGCCTACATTGGCCGTGTCAATTAAGACTATCCCTGCGTCCAAATCAGCCTTGCAGTTATCCAGGGCGGTCCCGATAGCCGTCAGATCAGTCCCTATTACCGTGGCATTAGTTGTATTGAAACTGGTACGGGCAGCGAGGATGTCCGAAACGGCGAGCGCCAGTTGAGCAGTTGCCTTCCCCGCAGTTGTTATCTCTGCCGCCGCCAGAACTATCTTTGCGGCAACGTCTGTCAGGTTGGTGCGGATAATTTCCGCTGTATAACTCTTGACCGCTTTCGCAGCGACGCCTAAAATGGCCGTCTCGTCCATTTTCTGAGGCATATCGCTGGTTGTGGACACAGTGTACTTGGCACCGTAGCAAACCCTCGCCACGCTGTCGTGAGCCCTGTATTTTGTGACGTTTACGGTGTCAGTCGCGGTCGTCTCGGCAAAAGGCTCGGCCAGCGTCAAGGCTGTTGCGGAAGTAATATATGCGATCTGGTAATATTTGGTCCCGCTACTGAGGCACAGGAAATCCCCATCTATCCCGTCCGTTAATTCGGTGGTGAACAGGGTTCCGGAACCGGTGACTGACCGGCTGTCCTTTGTAAAAGTTACTGTGCCGGTCAATGTCCCGTCGGTAATAGTAGGGATACTATTGAGTAGCATTTCGAGTTCATTGCCGACCCGTTCCGTATCCCGCATGATACTGTTGTATCCGGGATTACCGACAGGAAACTCGACCTCGTTCTGCGGGATTATCCTTATCAGGTCGGTCAGCGAAGATATGTCAATGCGCTTCGTATATTCGATCACCGCCAGGTTGACATACTTTTTCAAGGGTTCCTTATTAGTAATCTCCCTGATAGCATCGGTCAGGTAAGCACCCAGCGCGGTATCGTCCCAAATGGTCGTCGCTGTTTCTTTGAGTATTACCCTTGCTGCCGCAATGATTTCTGCTGATGTCACGGTTTACTCCTTCTTCGCGCGATGCTTGTGTTTCTTGTAGGTTCGCTTCGCAGTCGGTTGGCCGGCATCCGCCGGTCCCGTGCCCTCATTAGCGGCTACATTTGCAGGTGGCTTAGACGGTGGAGTGCCCCCGCCTTTTGCGGCACCGAGCAAAGACCTTTGAAAGTCCCTATCCTCTTGTTTTTCCTTGCGGTCCCTCTCTGCCTTGATAGTCGCCCATTCCTGCTGATGGCGCTTCTGCATATGCCGTTCAACCTGGAAGATCGAGGTCAGGTTGTCTTTCCTGCATGTCGGCAGTCCGATGGTGTCGTAATATTCCCTCTCGGGTTGCTCCGGGTGCAGCAGGCATTTGAATGTCCCCCTAATAGGTGTAACCGTCTGTTTTAAAGAAAATACAAAGCTGCCATCCGGACGGGTCATCTGTAATTTAGACCGCAGCATATTGCGGTTGACCTTACTTTGCTCACCGGTCTTCGTGTCATAGATGTACACGTAACCGGCGCTTTTCAGTTCCGTAACACTGAGGGGCAAATCTTTATTGCCGTCGGGGATAATACCGCCCTTTTTAAATATCCCCGGTTCGTCGGCGGGTTTTGCGGTCCTCATCATTTCCTCTACCAGTGATAGATTGTCCTGTTGTCCTGTAACCATCTTGTAGCTGTCCTCCATGAATTATTTTTATTCAGTTCCCGTTTGCTACGATTCGCGGATTCTGTTTGCTCCCGCGAGTTCTCGTTTATCAAATATCGATTTATTTGCACGCAATTTATCTGCGATATCCATGAGTTCCCCGACTGTGTGTACGATGTGCATTTTGCCGGTCCATTTATTGACTACACCGCCGGGTATCCTGATCTGATCAATACCCTTGAATTTCTTGGATGATCCGAGATCCTTGCGGTACTCGTAGGTTTTGTCTTCACGCACCACGAGAATAATCTGGTAGCGGTGAATCCCCTTGCTGCCCGGCGACTGGTAATCGAGTTCATAGAGGCCCATGCAGGGTTCGTTGAACGCTACCCAGTCAGTCCCGAGTTTTATTGTCTGCATTAATTAAATCCTCTGACATAGAAAGTCACGGCAGACGTTGATTGAGTAGTACCGCATAGTACCTTCAAATATTGGAAACCAAATACAGGTATCACAACCATAATTGCGCCGGTAGCCGCCGAACAGATTGCAGCATCATCATCGCCATCATTAAGGCTGATAAGCGATAACGGCCTATACGTATCATCAGGTGTCCGGGCGACAGTGACAGTAACGGTTGAGCTATCTATCGTGGGTATTTCGATTGCCAGCGACCTGTAAGGTGCGCCGAGATCAACGGCGGCGCTCAGTGTACCTTCATCGGCGACAACCGCCGACATCCATCCGCTTGTTCTTAAATTAGGCATATTCAATTCTCCTTTTACACACTCAAGGAAAGTGCGTTATTTACCATGCTTTTACCTTTAACTTCTTGATAGCATCCACGAAAGTTGTCGCTGTGATGGCATCCGTCTTGACAGTGAATTTGCCCGCAGCGTCGGCATCTATTTCGCCTTCACTATCTATATACACAGCTTTCAGGTTTTCACCCTCGTAGAGTATCGCTATAATCACTACGTCTTTTGCGTTATGTGTTGCCAGTATTCTCATGTCTTCGCCTTATCCTTTGGCCTTCCGTTGTTTCTTTGTTGTCTTCGTTCACCTCTGTATTTATTGGCCGGGTATGAAGCCCCCGGCCATGGCATTAGTGTTATGCGTTTGCCACGACAACCGCAGTGGAACCGGTCACATTGGCAGATTCGGCTTTTTCGTAGATTTCAGCTACGGTGTCATCGAAGTCTGTCCACTGGAAGCAATTGACCAGAGTAACGGTCTGGAGTCCGCTGTTCCCAATAAAAGCGACCCTGACTGAATGTTCGGGGATAATACAACGGAGGACACGCACCCTGATTTGATCGGCACCCACGAGCGTTGTTGAACCTGTGAGCCACATGTTCTCGAACTGTAGCCTGTCGGCATTGTCGTTGACTGCGAAGTAGGCAGCGCCACCCATTTCCGTACCCGATGAACCATCTCCTGTCACATAGACACGAATGGCATTGCCAGATTCATGTGTTGCGACATTAATTGACAGGTCGGTTTCGGCATCCGCCGAGAACGGCACATTTTTGAACGAGAACAGGAGCTTTTTGGACATGGACGTGTTATTGAAAGTGACACCCTTCTGAGCATCGCCAGCATCATGTGCAATCTCCAAATCTTCGATGTAGCCATCGAAGGTGCTGGTCACAAGCCCAGGCGCGACAGTCAGCACGCTGCCGCCGGCCGATGTGGTGGCTGAGATTTGAGTACGGGAATAACCGGACCCCATGACACGCAGGCCATCAATAGCAGGCCATGTCATAGCGGCTGCTTCAGCATACGACCCAGGCGCCAGTATGATCGTCTTTCTGGTAGTCGTAACCAGAGTGAACGCCTTAGTCAATGTTGCCACAGGTGACAAAATTGTGCCGGTCCCATATGTGTCATTCCCGTAGGGATCGGCATAAATTCTATCCAACCCAGTGGTCGGGGTCTTGAAAGACGAGACAACTTCCCCATTGGCGTAGATATTAAGTCTTACTCCGGCTTCATCCCAACCAAACCCTCGCTTTGAGGCTGCGATATTTCTTGTCATTTTTCTCCTTAATGCTGCAAAGGCAGCACTTGAATTAAGTTAGGCGGTTATTCAATGCCACGCCGCCAAAGGCTATTCAGTTGTTAGTCGTCATTCCAGTCGCGGCCGCCCTCGGCGTAGAAGTAATCCATTTCGAGAGCGATAGCGGCGGAACCCCTGTTCTCCGCCATTACAACCGCATGAAGAATGTCGGTCGTGGTCATGAAGTTAGGGAAAGATCGAATGAGTTTGCCATTGAGATAGACATACCCATCGCCATCAGCACCGACTTCCACCCTCACAACGTCCCAGGTATCGGCCACAAGAGACGTAGAGGCATTGGTCGGGGCATTGTCCGCAGCCACTCCCCCATCGCCAGCAACGGCCTTCCAGATGTCGGTTGTGGCATCCGGATCGAAAAGCATACCGATTACGGCGCCGGAACCATTGATCGCCAGTGTAGCGGTCGCAAATTCAGCAGGCATGACCGGCGTAGTGACGGCCAATGTCTCAGAGAACCCTATAAAGAGCGCTCCGGTCGTTGCCGAGGCCAATTTGCACCTTGCTTCCATGACAACTCCGCCGTCAGCCGGCTTGAATACGCCAGCAAAAACGGCAGCGTTGTCATCGTCAGTGGAGTGAGTATTGATGCAAACCACGCCACCGGGTTCGTCAACGGTGCTGGTAACAGAACCGCCTGCCGCATCAACAGAGATACAGGCCAGCTGCCCTATAGATGAAAAGGTCGTGGTCGGATCAGCCGTGACATAGTTTCCGAGAAAATCCTCGAATATCCGAATTCTTCCGAAAGAACCTTGTTTGATAGCCATTTTTCATTTTCTCCTTCCCGCCGCACTCTATTTTCTTATGCGCTAACGGGATTACTTGTTACCCAAGACTGGGATATTCGCTTTCCGACTTATGAGGTCGGCGCTGGATTCTTTTCTTTTAACTTGCGAACCTCATTTTCAAGTTCCAGTATCCGTCTCTGGTGTGGTTCGATAACAAGTGTCGGGCTGTGGCGCTTACGTGGTAACGCAACCAGGTTTTCAATTCGATTATCGTTGCGAATACCATTGAGGTGATGAACGATATATCCTTTTGGGAGAGGTCCATTACGTTTCTCCCAAACAAGGATATGTTCAGCCTGGTATGAATCACCTGCACCACCTGATTTGTGTTTAACCCTGAGATAGACGTAACCATTCGCCATAGTTCGCCCACCTTTCCAGTTGGCGTTTTCTTCGCCAACCTTGCGCCATGGTTGTGCTTTGTTATTGCACACGCGGCATGATGTTGCACCCCTAACCATCGGCTGTCCGCATCCAGGGCAAGGTATCCTGTGCTTGTTTTCATACCGCCTTGATCTTTCTGTGGCATCAAGTGGTTTGCACTGGGGGCAATACATCGCGTCGCTTCTTTTGGCTTCAAATGAACTGCCGCATCTTTGACAAGATAATGTTGCCGACATATTAAATCTCCTTTATAGAGACTGTAACGTGTGGGGTTCATTAACTCAACAAGATAATGGCAGTTCATTTTTATACCTTTAAACCTACGAGCTTGGCGCGGTTGCGTCCGAGTAAATTTCGTAGAGCCACGAACCTGCGCTGCGTTCACCATAGGCATAGCCGGCGTAGACATAAACGGCGTTGCCTCCGCCGCCTACGTTCGGCAGATATTTTTCTTTGGCATCGATATCGCGTTCCATCACAAGCACAATGCCTTCTTTGGCGAACACGCCACCTTTAGCATCAGCCGATGAATCGATGGTAATGTTGCCGTCCTCGACGACGGTACAGCCACCGCATTTGCCGACTATGGCATCCTCGAACACCCTGGCGGTCAGGCCATCGGTGACAGGATAGGTGCCGACACTGGCTATGATCTCATCTGCGATGTCCTTGATCTGATAGCCATGAAGAACGGCGTAATACGGGGGATTGCCGGGTTCCGTTGCGTTGCCTGAAATGCGGGCTTTGGCCGCAGCGATATGGCCGGATGTGAGTGTCGAGCCAGCGCCGCACAGTGAAGTAGTCGCACTATCCAGAACGGTCAGACCGTCCTCGTCCATCTTGCGTATGATGGCATTCATTGCCAGCCCGCCGGTTTCCGCATAGGCTTTCTTGTTCATTACCTGCCGCAGTCGGTCGGTAATGAAGGTTGAAATGCCGATGAGGGTCGGGGTGATGGTCAGCAACGAATCAGCGAGCTGCTGAAAGTTGTCGTCCATGTCGGTCTGCTCGGTGACAGCCATCGCCGTGAGCTGAGCGTAAGATACTTCGTTCCAATTCAGACCGATGCCTTCGCCCAGGTAGCGCCTGTCAACCAGCTGGGACATTTTGCCTTCGTATTCTCTGACCTGCCGGGCCGAACTTCGGACATCATCCAAAGAATCGGTCAGGACAGTAGTTGTCGTGTATCCAGTTGCCATTTATTTATCCTCCACGTAGAGTTTTGTCGCGTATGTCTTTCGCCCTTTTATGATCTGCGGCAGTCGGGACATATCCGGGTGTCCCATACTGTTTCCAGAATTGAGCATCCGATACTTCGCCGCCTGCGCTGGTAGCAGATATCACAGCGGGCTTCGGGTCGGGTTTAACATCTTTCCCTGCGATATTGCTTTGCCCCTCGGCCTTAGTCGAGGTCGAGGATTCGCCCGATGAAGCGGACTGCAATTTCGTAGGGTCCATGTTGTCGAGTGCGTATGCCTTCATTTCTTTCGGATCTTCAAAACCAAGAAGCGCATCCACGTCAACGCCGTATTTGTCAGCCAGTGATTCAGCGAGCGTTTTGCGCTCTTTATCATCACGTTCGGCAAGGTCGGCATCCCATTGAGATCGCTCTTTTTTGAAATCACGCTCTCTTTTGGCTATGGCGTCTTCCCGCTTCTGCAACTGTGATCTGTATTCCTTCGCATCGGCGGGTACACCCTGCTCGACCTCAGATTGCAACGACACGAGTTTGTCTTTAAGTGACGCTTCCGTGTCTTCAAGGTCAGATACGCGGGTTTCGGCAGCTCGCAAAGAGGTGCGCAAATTCCGAATCTCTGTATCCTTTTTCGATTGCATCTTGTCGAATTCGGCTTGTGTGCGTGTGCGTCCTGTTTGTCCTTCCGTCGGAGCCGCGGCCTGGTTCGTGGAAGCCTGCGGGGGAGCCGTTGACTGCCCCGTAGACTGCGCGGAACTATCAGCTTTTGACTGCGTTTCAGTAGGCATATTGTTAAAGTTCCTCCGTGTACATAAATTCCGTGTACAAAGTAGTTTTATTGTTGATTAGAGAGTGATTTAAACGCAATTAGTAAATGTCACTTTGTATGTAAAGAGGGGGAAAGATTGGCAGGGATACTTATTAATAAAGCCAGGGCGCGGCTTCTTTAGGTAAGCCGAGCTCAGTCATTTTCTTTTTCGCGGCGCCTTTATTACCAGCACTTGTTTTTATTACGCCCCAAAATGACAATGCTGTCCTTTCATAGGTAGAGTAATGTTGTTTAGAATCCTTCACAGCGGCATCCGCTTCCCATTTATCAAATATAGGGATACACTCATTGAAATACTTTTGGAGAGGGGTAGCCTTATACTCCGATGCCCCGGAACGGCGCAGGTAAGTTCTTAGGTCAACCGTTGTGTAGTATTCGGCTGCAGCGGCATCGAGTTTAGCCTGTACCGCCAATTCACCAAGAGCATCGCCCTCGCCTGCCTTCATGTATTTATCTTTGGCTTCGGCGGTCTTTGCGCTTAATTGTTCGTCTGAGTATTTAAATGAGCCTAAACGTTTTTCTTGCGTAGTCGCGCCGGTTTCATAAGTATTAACACCTATCCCGTAGACGGTAAGCGGGATAACGGCGAGCGCTCCACCTATGCCGGAATAAGTATAGGCATCCCCAATGTCCTGTAATGCCATAGGGATAACCGACCCCAGCGCTTTCTCTGTCCAGTAATCTTTCGTGCCAAACTTCTTGCCGGACACAGATTTCTGAGTGAGTACATCGTAACCAAGCCCCATAATTGGAGAGGATTTATAACGCAAGTAGCGCATTAGCTCATCCCAACTATTAGTATCATATTCCATGCCGCCGCCCGACATGCGGGTGCCTGTAAATACACGCGCCATCAGGTAAATTAACTGTGCATTGCCACCAGTAACATCGATGTGTGTATCTCCGATTATCACCTTGCCAAAGTCGGAGCTACGCAGATCTGTGGCAACATATACTTTGTCTTTCATCTCGGGTATTTGGGATATGGCCTTAAACATTCCCAAAGCTGTTAATGATACCCCGATGCTTGTCCCTACGTTGCGCCAATAGATAGCCCTTAATCTCGGATTGAGTGTCATCGGGATGGATTTCAACGGCAGCTGTATCCTGGCTGCAAATAATTTCGGTGAGAATAAAACAGTGTTTAATTCCGCCCCTAACCTGCTGAATTTACCCAAGTCGCCCCTGCCTGTAGCCATGTTGATAAGGTCGGCCAGCATTTCCATATCTTTAGTTGCAGCATCCGGACCTAACCATTTTTCAAACTTATCCCACGCATCCATGCGCTGCGCGTTGGCTGACCATGTAAATGAACGCTCTGATTGCTTGATGCCTGGGACCTTATCCATAATTCTTGATGGGTAACTTTCCTCTCTCATGGTGCGAACCATGCCGGTATCAGTAATCTCTAACCCGGCTTCGGTTGCTCTTTTAAAGGATGGGCGCGACAGCACGGATTCTTTCAACGCATCAGCATACTTCTCTGACCAAAAGGCTGCTGTTGCGTTCTTGATACTTTTAGCGCCTATCTCAGGATTCGCTACATTGATTATCCACCCCTGTCGGCCAGGGAATGAATGATCTATTGATGCTAAGATTGTTTTAAATATACCGAGTATGTCTTGGATCATGCCAGCCGGTGTATTTTTAACTGTCTCTATAAAATCCACCCCGTAAACCTTTTCGAGTAGTTTTACTTCAAACTCAGGCAGCGATTCATCTGCCATCAGCCGTATTAGCGCTTCTTGCGCGTTAGCAGGGGTAAAAAACTCACCTTTTTTACTCTTATAAAATATAGCGGGGTTTTCTGCGTATGCCCGTTTCGGAGCATCAATAACCCAATCCCGGACAGATTGTTCAAATTCAGCCTGCCCCAACCCGGTGTAAACCTTCTCGGCTTCACCTTTCATCGCTGCGCGACCGGCCAGAAAGCCCGCTTCGCCGCCGCCTGCCGCCTGATCTGCTGCCATCCCTGCTGCTTTCTGTTGACCCCTTAACTCCTTGACAGCGCCTTTGCGCTCTGCTAATACTTCTCTCGCAGCTTTGATGCGCTTGACTATTTCATCATGCGCAACCTGCATCTGCCCTTCAGATAATGCGCTTCTTTGCGGTAAAACGGGGCGTGCATCCTTCGGTAAATCAAGGGCTGCGTTCAAATCATCTGCTTCGCGGCCAGCCTGTGACACATCATCCCACGCCTGCCTGACCAGATCATTGACCTTGACACCGAGTTCTTTCGCAAATTCCTCTACGGTTAAAACGCCCTTTTTAATATAAAGCCCGGCAGCCTCTACAAGATCATTATATGCCTGTTTAACTTCAGGATCGTTGATTGCGCCGCGCTCAAATATGCCTTTGTCACTGTGGCCTTTAATTCTCGCTTTGACATCTGCAAGTTTGGTTTCAATTTCAGCCATCGCCGGGGAAGTCCTCGCCATCTTTGCTTCCTGCACTTTTACGGCCGCCTCTATCTGCTCGGGCGTGGCATTGGGATATTTTGCTTCCATTTTGGTCTGTAGGTCTGCCGTTGTCTCAACCTTGCCGAGATTCATTTCGGCCTGTGCAGGTTGTCCAGGGGGTGTTCCGGTGGGCGGTTCTGCACCCGGCGGAGGACCGGCGGCGGGCGGCTTCTCGGTTGTTGCCGGCACGGTTGGTTTAACCTCGGCAACGTCAGGCACATATATTTTGCCGTTCTGCTCAATATATTCC